GCACAGGCTTGTTTTTCTGCATACTGCATCATTGCCTTTAATGCAGACCCGTAATCTATCCCATCAATAGAATCTGATTCCATTACATAACCTGTTAATATTTCTTCTGCTGTATTCATAATAATTGATGTTTGAGTTAATTAAGGTAAAAGAATAAACGTTGTCATACCTGCAAACCGTTAGCTATACTATTCATAAACCCTATCTTCCGTTAACTTTTCCGTAACATCCAGCATCTCCATGCACCTATCACGTATTGATTTTTCGCCACCTAATTCAGCGATTCGTGAATCGCGTATATATATAGGTATCATTCGTATCTTTTCTGACTCAGGTTTACGACTTGATAATGGCATATTTCGTTTATTTTCACTCCTTGTAATTCTGCGCAGATTTCCCCTTGTATTATCCAATCCATCATGATTTATATGGTCTGTATCCAATCCATCTGGTAAAACATTTAGTATAAAGTTGTGCATAAATTCAAGTGCTCTTTTACCATTTCTTTTTACACCTCTCGCAGCGTAGAAAATATCTCTTGATTTATAGTGGTTAACTTGAACTAACCATTTATGATTATTAACTCTATCAAAATCTTCATCTGATACTATTGCATAATATCCTTTTGTAAGTGATATTTTTTTCATATCTGTTTTATTTTATCAATTGACAATCTTACATTTATTAATACAGTTCTATTTTCATCAGGTACCTGTACAATAGTTGCAGGTTCACCTGTTTTAAGTTTTACCTTATCCCCAGGAATTAACTCAATTAAAAATTTCCATCGCTTTTTCATTTCACAAAGTTACTATATAATAAGGTATTTGGTTCTGAATTTGCGATGATATATATCAATGAAAAATGGAATATATATGCTTTAAAAGTAGCATACATGTCATCGGTAAAAAGGAACCACATGACGTATTGTGGTGTATCTTTACTTCATCAAACAAACAGAACTAAAACTTATAAATCATGAAAACATTATTCACCATCAGCACAATTATTCTACTAATTGCAGCATTGACTTCAATAAACTGGTTCGGCAGGCAATCGCTGCCTGTAGTATTAATAGGATTGGCATTTTGCGCATCCTGGCTCTGCTACTTTTATGTTTTGATTACGGAAAAGGAGGAAGAGAAATGAACGGAGATCCACAATATAGAGGTCACTGCCCAAATTGCGGTGATGATACATATACTTGCCATGACGAGTTATGTGAATCCTGCGCAAAAGATGAGCCGGTAAAATGCCCGATGTGCAATGACATGGTTCACCCAGACCATATGACTGAAGAGGGTTGTTGCATACTTTGCCTTGAATACGAATCAGAAGAAAGAACAATAAGTACAACAGAATTCTTACATTCACTAAAAATAATACTTGAAGATTATGAGCAACGTAGAAGTATATCAGCGTAAATTACCAAGCCTGAATGACATCTACGCGGATGTTGACGGAACCACAAAAAATACAGCACTTGCGGTTATCCTTAACGCGGAACCTCCGCAGAACTGGATCAAAATACATCCAATGACCAAATTCAAATACATCCCTATTGAGAGGGTTGAATACCTGTTAACGCGGATATTTGGTAGGTGGAAAGTCGAGGTAAAAGAATCAGGAATCCTGGCTAATTCAGTACAAGTGATCATACGCCTGCACTACATCGACCCGGTAACAGGGGAATGGGATTGGCAAGACGGCATAGGAGCATCGCCATTGCAGACAAACGCAGGAGCCGGGGCGATAGACTTCAACCAGATCAAGAATGCAGCCGTTCAGATGGCAGCACCGGCAGCGGAATCATACGCGATAAAAGATGCGGCAGAGAAGATGGGGAAGATTTTCGGTAAGGACTTGAACAGGAAGGACGAAATCAACTACCAGGATTTGAACGAAAATAACTCCAAACGATTCAAGGAACTGGAGCGCGTACAGGTAATGATTGAAGATGCCAAGAATGTTACCGAACTTGAAAACCTGCGTAAATATGTAACCGATGATACGAACAATCAATTCACACTTAAATATAAGGAGGTACTAAATGCAAAATGAAATTTTATTCCGGTGCAGTCAGCTGGGAAAGCTGATGACTGAACCACGCTCCAAATCAGAACTGTTGAGCGAAACAACGAAAACGTATTTAACAGAAGTTTATATCGGTCTGAAATACGGAAGAACAAAAGAAATCACAAGTAAGTACTTCGAGAAAGGCATTGCATGTGAAGAAGATTCTATCACGCTGTTCAGTAGGGTGACAAAGGAGATGTTCCTGAAGAATGAAGATAACCTGCGGAATGAATGGATAACCGGAACACCTGACATCTTCCGGGGAGATGCGATCCTGAACGCTGAATATGTGCCGGACATAAAAACATCATGGGATATATTTACATTTTTCAAACACAAGACCGGAACCCTTGAAAAGGATTATTACTGGCAGATTCAGGGTTACTTATGGCTGACAGGAGCCAAGCGCGGGGCAATAGCACATTGTTTGGTTAACACTCCAGATCATCTGATCGAAAAAGAGAAATCTAATTTCATGTACAAGAACCCTGAAATGGGATACGAAGAATTGGAGATACTACTGGAAGAGATTGAACGCAATTATAAATATGATGACATACCTATCGATGATCGGGTGCATATATTTGAGATTGAACGCAACGATGCAGACATAGATAGGCTGAAGGCAAGAATTGAAGATTGCAGAATTTATATTAACGAAACATTTAATCTATAAACGAAATGGAAAATTTAATAAAACAAATTCAGAGCCAGTTCATGGCAAAAATCATTAACGGGGATTATACCGTTAAAACGTTTCAGGAATCATACATTACTATTGAGGTGGATGAGAAATACCCGTTCAACCTATGGATCGGAAATGAGGCCATGATGGTACACATATGGCAAGACATCACCGGGAACTTCATCCCATTGCCGGAATTTACAACCGAAGAAAAAAAACTAATTTATGAACACACTAAAAAACTCCGCGAGCTGGCAAAAGAGGAGAACCGATTGGCTATGATTACTGCACTTAAATCCGAACTTGAAAAACTTGAATCTATATGAATATATTCACTATAATAGGAATCTCCATCGCACTGCCTTCATTGGCGGTGTTGGCGATAGCCTTAAAGAATCACTATCAGCAGCAGCTGGACCGCAAACGAATGGAAATGAAACGCAGGAAGATGGATGCGTGGAAGAAATCACTGAGGGCAAAAAGATGGGGGTAAACTATATCATCCGGCACCGGGTCAGATTTTGGGATAATACTTGGAGCAGATACCGAAGTAAGATCATTGGATGCGATTCAAAGGATCATGCATCGCAGAAACTTGGGCATGAGGTACGCAAGATGCCCGGTTATTATTATCACGAAATAGAATCAAACGAAATAGAAGCCGTAGACATAATGTTAAATTGGATAAGCGATGATGAAAGAAGGTAAAGACATCAAGTACACGCAACGGATCATCCGTCCAGCGGAATCGCTATCAGGGGCCAGGGCAGTGGAAAAGAGCCGGAATGCTTCGGCAAGTATGCTGATCGACATCAACAACTTACCCGATGATCTGCGTTATCTGATGCCACAGGTAAAGGCGTTGGGGATTTCCAATGCGATGATTCAGTTCATCGCGGGGGCAGATGTTGAGAAATGCCTATGTGAGTTCATCAGACGGCACGGGAGAATGAGGAATTATTAACAACTGATGTTATTTCAAATAATTGTTGTATATTTACAGTGCCAAAACACTACACATGAATCAGTCATTTTCACCTTTAATAATACCATCATTAGATTATCCGCTTGGGTTTGGGAGTAGTGTCCCTGGCAGCCCGGCGGATTTTCTTTTGATGGGTTTTTAGTTATGGCCAGACCTATAAAACAAGGATTAGATTACTTCCCTATGGATGTAACTACCGATGACAAGTTTGAACTGATTGAAGCCAAACACGGGATCGCAGGATTTGGAATAATTGTTAAATTATTTCAGAGGATTTACAAAGAAGGTTACTATTTAAAATGGAATGAAGAAATTTCACTTATCTTTAAGAAAAAAATTAATGTTGACATTAACTTAGTTAATGCTATCATTAATGACGCAATTGTATACAATATCTTCGATAAATCCTGTTTTAATAAATATAAAATTTTAACAAGCACTGGAATACAAAAACGCTATTTCGCTGCATGTGAACGCCGTACAGGGTTGGAAATTACAAAAAAGTATATTATTGTAGACATTAACTCAATTAATGTTAACAAAAACTCAGTTAATGTAAGCAAAAAGTACACAAAGAAAAGTAAAGAAGAGGAAATAAAAGAAAAAGAAAAGCAGCTCGATTTTTCTTCTCCTATTCTTTCGCCAGCAGAAGTACTCAACAACATGTCAAAACGCTACTAAATGAAACAGATAAAAGATAAGCAGGATGAAAATATAATGTATCAAACTGAACTACTCAGCATGATAATAAACAATGACAACGTTTATATTAAATCAATTGACGTTATCAGACCTGATATGTTCAGCGATGTAAGGCGTTTGATTTTCGACACCTATGTTAAAATGGTACACGAATCTAAGCACCCTGATGCTGTTTCA